GCAGAACCGCCCTCTACAACTGTTCCTATCGACAGAACGTTTGAAGGCCCTGGGCCTCCAATAATTCCATCTATTCCTCTTGGCAAGACTAAATTCAATACAGCATTTTCTGGAGTTCCACCAAGAGTTACTGATGCTGGGGTATCTGCACTTACGGTGCTCACTGTACCAAGCGTTATGCGGCCAGAAGGGCCCTGTGGGCCAGGATGAGCATCCAGGTATGCATCTACATCGTCTGCAAGCCTCTGTAGGTCTCTAGGGACGTCTGGAGTGTCTGTATAGACGGGATAGCGAAAGCCTTTTCCTGTTGTAGTCATTTTTTTATTATACCACCAATTTACTTAATATATACGTGTGCGGGGCTCATATATCTTGTTCCAGATGTAATAGGCTTTACTTCATGGATATATGGTTCTTGTGATGGAAACATTATTAGGCTTCCAGCTTTTGGCTTTATTGTAATGTTATGATTTGGGAAACTAATTTCTCCGCCTTCATAGTCATCATTAATATATGCAACTAAAGAGAAGGCTAGATCTTTATTCCCGTCTTGCCCATCAAAATGTGGACCCATAAACTGTCCTTGGTTCCAAGCCTTTATTGTGATCTGATCAAGGTTTAAATTATACTTGCTCTTGTCTAGTTGACGTGCTGCTAGGTATCTTTCGGTGCACATTTCAAATGCCATCATAATGCTATTAGCAATATATAAAGTTTTTTTGTCTACAGAATCTGATCCAGTAGAAACCTTTAGCTGATTCTTATTAATAATTTTTGTTTTGCCATAAAGAGTTTCTGGGTCATTGCTGGCTGTCCAGTCTTGCCATTTTGATATTCTAGAATAAGACTCTGGATACTCATCTACCTCATTAATAAATCCAGCTAGGTACTCAGGGAAACTTAGAGCATTTTCCCAATACCATATTTCATTTGAAAGCATTTTAAGGTCAAACATCTGAAATTGTTTAAACTCGACATTGTTTTGCATTACTCTACTTCCTTTGCAGGATACTTTTCGCCGTTTGATGTAATTCTTAATCCTTCTTCTCGGATTGCTTCCCACTCTGCAGCTTCTTGCTTTTGATAAGCTCTTACTTCTGCAAGCTCTGCTGCCCAAGCATCTCTAGTCTCTTGTGGGTAATCTGACTCTTCTCTATCATCCCAAAATGATCCAAGGGTGTAGCGAATAGCTTTTTTGACTGTAGTAACCTCATGCATATTTTCATATCCACCAGCGAATGTAACTAGAGTGCCAGTCTTTGGGACAATTGTAAGGCCATGCTTAAAGTTTAAAATTCCGTCTTCAAAATCATCATTAAGATATATAAACGTTGCGTATCTACTTCTAGTAAATGCTCCAGCAACTCCATCATTTGATGTGTTGTCAGAGTGCATGTTTGCAAATGCTCCTGGTGCCCATCTTTGTGAGTGCCAGCTTATTTGAGACATTTGCTCTGGATTTTTCCCAGACATTTCTGCAGTAACATCTATGACTCTCTGTCTAAGTGTTTGAAAAAAATCTCCTGGCAAACCAGCAGCAATTGTATCTGGATCGTCTACTTCTGGAGTACCTGATGAGTATGACTCGTAAAATGAAATAGGCATCCACTTAAGTTGTTCCTTTTCCATTTTTATTGCCAAGATATCAATAATGGCTTTACATTCTTCTGGAGTCAGAAAGTTTTCATATTCAACAATATCTGGCTTGTGCCTAGTTATAATCATGTCTCTTTCCATTTTATTGCATCCCGTATTCATCTTTATAGTTTGGGTCGAATGGGGCACCAAACTGCTTTTCAATATGCTGTTCGTAAGGGACAACTACACCATCATTGAAATAGATCATGTTTCTTTTATCTTCATGCTCTATTCTTTCTTGCTCCATTTTTGCCCATTTGTAGGCACCAAATTTTCTTTGGTTGGCAAGCCACTCTTCTGTACCATTGTGTGGTGTCATGATAAAGTTTCTAACAAAGAACTTCTCGTTTGTGTTAATTGTTTTTACGCCATGGTAATATGGCTGAGTTGATGGGAATACTAAAATGTCACCAGCTTTGGGCTTGTGATTAATAAAGTTTCCATCTACATAAAATTCTATGTCACCGCCATCATAGTCGTCATTTATATACATTGTGCATGTAATAGAAAACTTGTCTCCAGGCATATCCTTTTGAGATGTAATATGATCTGTATGGTACTGCATTGTAAGATTATTATTTAAATTATTTACTCCAGCATGATACTTAGAGTAAGAAGCACCGCTAAATCTCCAGCCTTCTGGGAGCTCTATACCATGTCTTTCAACATAGTCTAAGATAACCTTATTGTATGCCGACTCAACATCTTCAACAAATTGTTTTTCTTTAATATACATCTCTTCAGATGTTATATCCTCAGTGATTTCTCCCTGATGTTTTTTTTGTGTGTATGTGCCAAAGTGCGCCCAAGGATCCCATTTGTGCAAAAAGTACTTGCCTTCAGACGTCTTCTCAGATTTATTCATAACCTCATAAAGCTGTGCTGGGTCTTCCAAAACATTTCTGTATACATCAATCTTTGGATAAAGCTCTATATATTCTAATTTGCTCATGGCTGTCTTTCCCCCGTATGCTTATGTATCGTCCAAAAGAATGGAGACGTAAATCTATTTCCAGCTTTTACTGGACGTACCCCATGTGTATAATTCATATCACCTGGGAAAAAATATGCTGCTCCAGCAACTGGCTGGAATTCGATTCCATGTTGTGGGAAGTAAAGCTCTCCACCTTCGTAGTCATCGTTAAAATAAAATAGTCCAGCTAAATCGTACCAAGGGAAGTCGTTAGCTCTTCCCTTTTCTGGACCTGAATGAAATTCTTTATCTGCGTGAGGCTCTTGTCTGGCTCCAACTGGCCATCTTACGATTGCTGGACCTGTTTCTCTTGCATCAACGTTAAAAAATGCATCTACTTCAATTTTTAATCTTGCAATCATACTGTAAATTAAATCTAAGATTGTTGGGTCTGATGCCATTAATGAGTTATATGTACATACTCTATCTTCCCAAACTGTGTGGTCATAAAGAACTAAACCGTCAGCATCCCTATGCGTTTCTGTAATATCCCACACTTTGTTGTTAAGTGCAAAATCCATGAGTCGCTTGCGTTCATCTAATGTTAAAAAGTCTTTTATTTCAACAATATTATTTATTGAATCTCCAAAAAACCCTGATGGAGTTATAGATTTTGGTGGCTCGTGTGTCCAATTATTTTCTGGCTTCATTTATCTATTATATCATTTCTATTATTTAACTCATTGACTTTAAGCCTTATTGCTTTAACCTGATGCTTGCCTATGCTGTTTTTGAGATGATCAACCGCATCCCTATAAAAATTAGACCAGGTTGCGGTTCTGTTGAGAGTATATACAACATTAGAGTACTCATCTGAGTCAAACTTTGGCTTTGGCATAGACTCAATAGGCTCAAAGTTTATCTCGGAGTTTTGAATTTCATTTAAATCTATTGGCATGATGGCTATTACTGGTGTGCCAGCCTTGATTGTTATAACCTCATTTGGCTTAGTGATCATCCATGCACATGGCAGCTCTCCTGGAAAAAAAGAAGTGCTAACTAGTGTTGTAAATGGCACAGCACCATCAACAAATAAATTTGGAACTGGCATTGATAAAAGGCTTACGTTTTCATCTGTAGTAAACATTAGTCCGCTATTAAAGCTTATAGTCCCATTTGCTCTTCCAGAATATGCATACTTTTCTCCAGACAATATCTTAACGTGATCTGGAGTGCTATCTACAATTCCGTCCCAAATAAAAGATATGTCTTCTGGGAAAGATATGCCCCACCCTAGTTGATTAGTAAGACCGACAGGAAAACATTTGTAAGCGTGAGCCTCATATGTATTGTCCATCCAATCTCTTTTAATTGAAAGAGGAGTGACTTCACCATATCCTTCCCTTATCTTGTAAGCTGTTATTTTATGCATATTGATTTTTGCCTGTTTTTGAATCTTCTTCGATCCAACGATTTCTCATCTCCATAAACTCTTGTCTGTGAGAATGGTCATTGTAATCAAGCATTGTAACTATAGAAAACTTCATTCCATCTTCTACTGGCATTGCTCTGTGTGAGAAAAGATATGTTGATGGGAATATGTATAGATCTCCAGCTCTTGGCTTTATGTCAAGGCCAAGCTTTGGGAAAAATAAATTGCCACCTTTGTAGTCGTCGTTAATATATGCTACTAAAGAAACTGTTGCGCTGTATGAAAATCCATGGTCTGCATGTTCTTGGAAGTGCTGTCCTTTGCCATAACGAATACAATTCATTACTTCCCAATAATTCATTTTTACGCTGTACTTTGAGCAATAATCCTGAACTGCTATCTCTTGTGCTTTTTTAAGATCTGACCAAAGCTCGCCCACAAGTTTTTGTGTTGTATTAATTGGATTTTGAATTTCTCCAATTTTAATGTCTTCGCAGTCTCTGTACGAAGGCCTTTTTTCGCTATACCCAACATAACCAAATGTCCAGCTAAACCTTGGGTCATTATCTGAAATGGAGTGCTCTCCGATTTCATTAAGCCTGTTTATTACATCAAGATCTTTTTTGATTACATCTCTGTATACCCATACGCCTGGGAAAAGCTCTTCTTTAGAAGAAAAGCCAAATTGGTTATCTGTAGTATTCATAGCTTCATTGTAGCATTTTCAATTTACAAACACAATAGCAAAAGAGGGGCAACCCGTAGGCTACCCCTCTTTTATTGATATTTAAGCTATTGCTATGAAGGAGTTAACAATGAACCATGGCTGAGGTGATGTTCTAACATCATAAACAGTAGATTCTGCTTCATCCTTTTCTATTGAGGTTACTGTAATTTCTGATACTGTACCGTCTTCAGAAACACTTAGGACAACTTCTCCTATTTCAATTTCTCCTGCATTTTTATATGTAATACCTTCTGAGGTCTTTACAAATAAAGGCTGAGTAACTGAGTAGTCTTTTCCTCTGTAGTTAAATCCAAGCAATGTTGAGGTTTTTTCTGTTACTGAAAGTACCTCTGCATTAATCAACTTAACAACTTCTGGTAACGGCTTAGATATTTTATTTGAGCTTAATGACTCAATATCAATATCATTGCTATCAATAGTTACAATCTGATCTCCGACTTTTATATTTTTTGCTAGTACCCAGCCATTTGTAGTGAAAATAACTGCGTCTGGTGAGAGACACTTTCCACTCTTAAAGCTTGGTGGGGCAAAGAAGCTAGGTGGCGCAAAGAAGCTTGGTGGTGAGAACCAGAAGCTAGGTGGCGCAAAGAAGCTTGGTGGTGAGAAGAACGCTGGCGGGAAGAACGGTGGTGAGAAGAACGCTGGCGGGAAGAACGGTGGAGCAAAGAAGCTCGGTGGGAAGAACGGTGGGAAGAACGGTGGAGCAAAGAAGCTCGGTGGGAAGAACGGTGGGAAGAACGGTGGGAAGAACGGTGCCTGAGTAGTAATAGTTGATGTATTAGCTGAGGCTGCTGATCTACCATTTGCGTTATCCGCATAAACATTGTAGTACTGAGATGTGTTAGCAGCATCTGCAATGTTTGTTGTTAATCCTGTTGCGTTTCCGCTTGTACCATCATTACCAGCTACATAATAGTTAGTAATAGCTTTTCCACCATTGCTTGGAGCTGACCAAGAAATGGTGTTCTGGTTAACTCCTGGAGTAGCGCTTGGGCTAACTGGCGCATCTGGCACTGTTGTGGCTGTAATAGCTGATGCTGCAACAGCGTTGCTATTGTTATCTAAATATGTATCGTAAGAAGATACAGAAAGTGTGTATGATGTTCCTCCAACAAGACCAGTTACTGTTGCGGTATTTGTTCCATACGCAACTGTGGCCTTTAATGTTGATCCATCATAAACCTTATAGCCAGTTGGTTGATTTCCACCAACTGGTGCTGTCCATGAGACTGTAATAGCCCCATCATTAAATGCTCTGCCTGTACCAATATCAGATGCTGTAACACCTGTTACTGGATTTGGGCCAGTAAAGTTATCTTGGGCGGATGCTTTTCTACCTATATTTTTTGACATTTTATTCTCCTATTTCCCAATTATGCCTTTAAGTCTCCAGCTAACAACCAGGTTGTTGCTGCAATCTTAGTAGCGGTTACTGATGAGTTTGTTGTTCTTAATGTTGCACCTGGTGTTGCAAGAATTGTAACTCCAGATCCTGTTATATTTGCACCAGTACCTGATGACTGGTAGAAGTTGATTGAAGAACCGACTGCATATTTAGCATTTCCTGTTGCTTCAAAGCTGATGTTTACTGCTCCTGATAGTGGAACTAGTGAGTCTCTTACTGCCGCATCTGCTCCAAGTGCATCTAGTGTTGAGTTAGATGATACTTCTGATGCTATTGTTGTAAGTGATGGTACGCCAGCTTTTGTCTGAGTCTTGTCTGTAAATGCTATTCCATCTGCAGCTACTGTTACTGTTCCAGTAAATGTAGGTGCTGCAATTGGAGCTTTTGCTGCAAGGCTTGTTGTAATTGTTGAAGCAAAGTTTGAGTCATCTCCAAGTGCTGCTGCAAGCTCATCAAGTGTGTTGAGTGCTGCTGGAGCTGATGCAATTACTGCATTTACCTGAGCTGTTGCATCTGCAATAGCCTCTGATTTAGCTGTAGCAATCGCTGCTGCTTGTGCTGTAGATACTGGCTTAGATTCATCTGCTGTATTGTCAACATTTGCAAGTCCTACTGAAGACTTAGTAAGTGCTGCTACTGCTGCTGCAACCTTAGAGTCTGCTGCTGTTCCTGCTGCTGTAATTGCGTCTGCTTCTGCTGCATCAGCATATGCTGTTGTTGCAAGAAGTGCTGTGTCTGCAATTCCATGAACATTTGTTGAATCTGATTCGTGGCTTGAAAGAGCTGTGCCAGCCGCATTGATCTGTGACTGGACAGAAGATGTAATTCCCTCAAGGTAAGCAATCTCTGTTGAAGATATATCTCCAATTGATGTTGTGCTTGGAAGAACTACTGTTCCTGTAAATGTTGGTGCTGCTTTAGGAGCTAGAAGCTGTACTGAATCTTCTAGAGATTCAATTGCAGTTTGGCTTGTTGATGCTCCATTTGTTAATGTGTCTAGGGCATCTTGTAGGCCATCAATCTTGCTCTTAGCAATTGCTGCCACAGAAGATATATGTGAGTCTAATATTGCAGACTCTGCAATTCTTGTAGATGTGACAGCATCTTCTGCAATCTTGTCTGCTGTTACTGCTGAATCAGCAATCTTAGCAGTTGTTACTGCACCTGCTGCAATTTTTGTTGCAACTACTGCATTGTCTTCAATCTTATTAGATGTTACTGCTCCTTCTGCAATCTTGCCAGTTGTTACTGCAAGTCCGCCGATCTCATCTGTTCCAACTGAGTCGTCAGAAAGATGTGATTGAGAAATTGCGTTATTTGCAATCTTTGCGCCAGTTACTGCAGCATCTGCAATCTTGCTTGTTATAACTGCTGAATCCTTAATCTTAAACTCATCAACAGAATCTGTCTTAAGCTTATTCAAAGATACTGAATTATCTGCAATCTTTGCTTCTGTAGCTGCTCCTTCTGCCAACATTGCTGTTGTAGTAGATCCTGCTGGAAGATCAACTTGACCAGTAACATGTAGATCTGCTAGATTACCTGATGAAGCCTCTAGTGTATGTAATGCTAAATTATCTAAGCTGCCTTGATCAAAGTTTACTGTTGTTGTTGGTTCATCTGTGATGCCCTTAAACAACTTCCACTTGTTTGATGAAGCGTCTCTTACAAGACCTGTGTGGTTGTATGTTCCATCATTGTGTGATGCAACAAATCCTAAGTCTAGCTGATTTGACTCATTCTCTGCACCAATATATAGAAGCGTATCTTCTACTGTGAAGTTCTGAGTATTAAGAGTTGTTGTTGTACCGTTAACTATTAGGTTTCCGCCTACTGTTACGTTGTCTGCCTGTACGTTACCACTAGTTGTGATATGTGTAGAAAGACCAATTAGATTTAGCTCGCTTTGCAATACTTTGCCGTTGCTATCTAATGAAGCAACCCCGTTTGCAGAGCCTCTATCGCCTGTCTCAAGGTAACCTGAGAGAGAGCTGTTGACTCCACCAATTGCAGCGTCTGTATAAGCCTCTGCTGCATCCTGTGCGGCATTTGCCTTTGCTGTAGCTTCTGATGTTGCAAAAGCCTTGGTAGATAGTATATCTGAATCAACGTTGATGGTAATTGTGTTTGCGCCATCGTTATAAGTTTTTGTTAATCCTGCTCCTACTGTGAGGGCGGTATTAATAGCATCCTGTGAAATTTCACCAATTGATGCTGAGTCAGCTGCGGCATACGCAAGAACTGTCCATGTGTCTGTGCCATTACCAAATTTAAATTTATTAGTGTTTGTTTCAACACCCATTTCACCTGCAG